GGAGATACTGTCCTACCTGGAATTTAGCCATTATGCAGCTGGCGGCATCACCAGTTCCATTGGGCCCTTGATGATCTTGGCGGCGGCTTCTTTGCCAACCAGAGCATCGTACCAGTACGGGTGGTACTTGCCATCGACCATGTTCCACAGGTCCATGGTGGACAGGTAAGGTTGGGGATGGGTCTTGTCGCCACCAAGCACGAAGAACCCGCGGGTATCGAACAGGACCTTCCAGTCGTAGCCGCGAGCCGTCAGGTTCTCGTACACTTCCTTAGGCGACTTGAAGATACCGTTGTAGGACACCCAGCTCCAGTGCTCTTCCATTTGCAGCATTTCCACCGTGAAGGTCAGAGCACGACGGAACAGTGCGTCTGCTTCGATGGTAGCGCGTACCGTGTTACGGGTAACCTTGACGTCAGGGTACAGCTCCAGGGCCTTGAACGCGCCACCAGAACCAGATACATCCAGGCCCCAGTTCTTACGTTCATGCAGGTAGTACCATTCAGTCAGTTCCGGCAGGATGCCCATCGACTGGGAAGCCACCATGTTGTGCGACACACCGGAGGGACCGCCCTTGCAACGCAGCGAGGTCATCTCAATTACCATCAGGTCGGTGTCGTCCTGGCGGGATTTGTCCGCGCTAATTGGGAACAGTGGGAAGCGGTCTTTGTCCCACAGAGGCTTAGCCACTTCACACCACCAGCAGTCGTGCGTGGCGAACGAGAACTTAGCCGTGGCGCCTTTAATGGCTTCCGACGACTTCAGGAACTTGAGCTGTTGCCGCGGTTGCGCGTGCTGACCAGCGCCGATGTCCATGTTCTTACCGATCTGAGCCACCATGATCGTGTAATTGTTCGCCTGCACCGTCACACGTGGCAGTTCGGTCAGCAGGTTAGCTTTGACCAGACCAGCACGCATGTTCAGAATGTTCTGGGCGCCTTCACCCAGTTCGGACTTGTCGCGAGCGTCAGCCACGTCGTCGGTATCGAACTCGGACAAGGAGTCGATAGCGGAGAACGTTGGCATTAACATGTGGAACAGCGACTTGCCGTCACGGTCGACGAACGGTGTTTCGTACATGTTCTTTTTGTCTTTGCGCTTCTCGGTCAGCCAGTTCTTCATCCAGTCGAAGAACTTGTTGCCGCTGTACATGGCCTTGTCGGTCAGTGCGAAGCGGTTGGCTTTGAACAGCGACGTCACACCGAGCTTGTCGAGCTGACGCATCACTTCACGTACGCCGCGTTGCAGGGCGGTCATGCGTGGTTCTTTCTTGTTGAATTCGGTATCGTAGAAAATACCAATCGTTTCAGGCGAGACGCGACCCATGGCGGTGTAGATCATCCACTCCGTCAGTGTCGACTTAAACGCATTGCCTTTAGCTGCAAAGGCGTAGATGTAGGACAGTCCCCCGGACAAGATTTGTTCACCATGAATACCGGTGTAATACTCGCCGTTAATGATGTCCAAACCACCACCGACTGGGATGGATGGTTTGATATATTGTCCGAGGACGATTGGTGGCATTAAGCTCACTGCTTACTCCATTGAAAAGATTGAAAACGCTAATTACGAACTCTACCAAAGGATTCATCCCTTTGGTTTAATTTTATGTGCTGATTCCCGTTATGGGTACTGCCTGCTTCACTAACCCTCTAAAGAGATACAACATGAACACTCTCGGCTTGCCTGTAAACCCATTGCAACAAATGCGTCACCTGTCCGGTGTAGTCTCCAACGAGGCTATCAGCATGGCGGGGATCACCAATTCGCTGCGGAACTTCATCCCCGACGTCAGCAAATACTTCCACAGTCTCGCTCACGGCTTCGTAGGGGCCGTCAGTGACGAAAAGGCGGTGCAGTTGACTGCTGACGAGAAGGACTTCCTGAAACAGCTTGACGGCCGTATTTACCTCAATCTGGTGCCATTGGCCGCGCACGTGCCGGAGGGTCTGATCTCGACCTACGTCGAGTACCTCTACGAGCTGCGTGCGTCGCTCAAGCACAGCAAAGAAGTTTCCTTGCCTGCGCTGTCGGAATACTCCGTGTTCCTGGCCAAGATCATCACCAACCGCGAAATGCGTACCGATGGTCTGTCCAAGAAGGCAGAGTATAAGAAGATGGAACAGGTCCGCGAATCGTTGGTCCAGATGTCCGGGGCTTGCTTCAAGCCGGGCTCCTCGATCGCTGTCACCACCTACGGTAAAGTGGTCGCGCGTAACGCTGACTGGTCCGACGTATTTAGCCTGTTGCATGAAGTCGACAACCTAGCCAACTCGATCGACCGTGCACAACTGCACAAGCTGGCGCAGGAATGCGCGCGTCAACTGGACGTGATCGTACAAGCCGTCAAGGCCGACAAATTCGAAGACGCTTCGCCTGAAGTGTTGGTGACGTTGGCCGACGGTGCTTACCAATGTGGTGCTGAGCTGGAGTTCTTCGCCCTGACGTACTTCCGGACGATCCAGATCAACACTGCGGTGAGCGACACCATGCGCAGTATTACCGCTATCTTCAACCAGAAGTAAGTGGTCATAACACCCATCTATCCCCTTTGCGCGGGGATAGATGGGGACTATGCCGTCACAAAGACGTTTTAGCGCAGGGGTTTAGGCGCCAAGTAATTCGATACGGTCTTTCAGGATCACTGATATGTCGCGTTCCATATCGTCAGTCTCGCCATAAATCATCCACTGCGGCATGACATTCAAAATGTTGGTAACCACTTGACCGATGTGCGACTCGGTAAACGAGGCAGCCATGACGTCTTCTTGGCAGACTTCATACGAGGTCTTACCATTCCAGATCACCTTGGAGAGGATCGCTGGGAAGGCCAGTGCAGTTTCACCGGATTCTGATAACGACAGTACCCGGTTCAACTTGCTGAAAGTTTCTTGATCGTACGTCATGACCCCTTTTAAAAGAGCTGCGAACGAGACCAGAAAAACTTGTCGCTTGGTCTTCGTCGGTAGCCGTTTTAACAGATTACTGACAAAGTTCCTGAGCATATTTAAACTCCTTGTAGCGCGCCACTTAAGGCGCGATAGTTATGGCCTGATTAATGGATCAAGCGAAGGTTGCTGTAAGCGCCCACCCAGATCCCTATACCACCCTTAATTTTAATAATGGTGGCAAACCGGAAAGCTTTTGGCTCTTCGGCCCAGGTTACAAGGTGAACGACCGGATCGAGATTCTCGAGACGACGTAACGCATTGCGGTCAAGGCAGTCTAACCCCAGAAGGATGTTGACGGTCGTTTTGGACGGACCGTTGACGGGATGCTGATAGTTTACTTCGACGTCCATGTTGTCTGTACCGACCGTAAATTCAGGCCGCAGCTTCATGATCGTCTTGTCTTCGCCTTTCTTAGTCTCGGTCTGAGACTCATAAATTAAAGGTGTGAGATCGGTTACCAGCAAATGTTTGCTACCTGCCAAGTAGTCATCCATGATTTCTTTAAGCTGCTGCATGTGGTTAACACAGGCGTGGATGTTGTACGGCGGCATGTGTTCACGAGCCACGAGTTCATCCGACAGCTTGTGGATGATATTCCGGTTAGGCGTGTTGGTGGCGCGGTTGAGTACCACGTCGTCATGGGCTGCCAGCACACGGTGCACGTCGCTGCGGAAGATATAGTCCACCCGAGCGATCATGATAACGTCGTCGCCATCAGCCAGCTTCACGCTGTAGTTACGCACCGCTTCCAGCACTTTGGAGGGTTCGTCGAGTTTGACGTAGGCGTAGGCGCCGTTAGCCATTTGCTTACCGGCCAAGTCGTCGTTCTTGTCATGCTCACCCATGCAGTACTCGCCTGGCGGGTTAGCTTCAGCCACAGTGTTGTAGTACATGCGACGATGGTTCAAGAACGGATGACGATCGGTTTCGTACTTCCAATAACCTTCTGGAGCCGACTCGGTGATTTCTTTGATCGGCGCCAAACCTTTGACAGCGTATTGACGACCGACGAATGCCAACATGTCGACGACTTCATTACCGAAGTTGTTGTCGTGACCTTTGTTCCAGTTGACAAACACTTTCTCGCACAGCGTGCGCAGTTCGGTTATGGCGTCCACGAACTCTTTCCAGAGATCGAGGTTGGCTGGTGGATTGCCATCCGGCTTCAGCCAGCCGTTTTCACGCCAGCGCATAACCCGGTCTTTACCTTCGACGACGTACTGGCTGTCGGTCCAGATGTGTACCGAGGTAAAGTCACCGCCTTCGTTTTCACGGATCTTGCGGATAGCTAGTTGAATCGCTTCTACCGCACCCATGAGTTCACCGGTGTTGTTGGTGGACTTGCCTTCGATAGCACCGTAGCCGTCGAAGTAGGTGATCGGAGTAATTAGCGGCAGATTAGGCAGCGTCGCCTTTTCTGTCTTGGTGTAGTAGTTGGAAGCGGTCAGCACGTAGTCGGCTAAGCCGGTACCGCGGGTTGGTTCTTTGTTCTCGAAGAGGTAACCATGGAAACCCCAGCCAGCATTACCCGGGTTAGGGTTGCAAGAGCCATCGGAGTGCAGTACTAAACCGCGAGTGTAAACCTCTTCTACTACATCGTCCTTCTTTTTCTTTGCCATGATTTACCTGTTAATGTGTTGAGGGCATAGTGGTCTAGAGGATGATGGGTTGGGGTAAAAAACCCACCAACCCATCATCCTCAAGCCCGCTATTTACTGATGACTGAGCACTTCTCGTAGAAGCGCAACTTAGCACGGCGTTGTGCTTTACGCATTTCGCCAATGTATTGCCGCAGTTCGTTGATATGCCGACGCTCGATCTTTTCGATAGCCGCCACGTCAACAGCTGCTTGCAGCTCTTTCGTAGGGATATCGGGTACCGTTATGTCGACAGCGTATGGAGAAACATCGCAAGGGTTGTTTGCCTGCACATGCACCGTAGGAGACTCCGGTGGCGCCACCACGCTAGGCATGGGAACCGAGGTCTCTGGCATTAACTTGACATCGTCTTGACTGTCAGGATCTGGTTTGACGTCACGCGGTAACGCGGTGTAGCGATTGAAGCTGTTATTGAAACTGCTGCAACCGACCAGCACCGCGGTGGCGGTAACAAATAAAAGACCCAGACGTTTGATGCTGTACTTACCTTGAGTGGACATTTTTAATGATCTCCTGATTCACGCTGACGCATACGTTCGAATTCAGCACGGATATCGTCGACATTATTGCTTGGGTTCGACGTGGTCTTTTGCGGTGGAGATTTGTTGGCGCCTTTGATACCGCTTACCACTTCCGTGTTGCTAGCTACTGGATGAGTCTTCGAACTAGGCAGGCCACCCACGATAGCTTCCAGTTGCGAATTCCGTTTTTCCAGCTCCTGTTTGGCCCGCTGGAGTTCGAGGACGGAGAACGCCAACGTGCCGATCTTTACCATCAAAAAGAGGTTGAATACAATCGCGGCACAGCCAGAGATTGCAAAGATGGTTTTGAATTTGTTTTCTTTGAAGGCTTGTTTCCAAGTCTTTTTACCGATGAGCATTTCCTTAATGAAAGGCATCAGGTAAGGAAGCGCTTTTAGAAATAATGCTAACATAGAACTCCTTACTTCCTTTAGTGGGTTATTTTATAGACACAGGACCAATGAACACCTTGTGGGTGCTCTGGTCTCTTATTTTCTTCCACCACGCCCTTAGGCAGGAGAATTCGATGTACGTACAAAAGAGTTTCGCTGAGAACACAACCTTTCGTAGTAACGCCCCAGGGGTGGTGGCTAAGTTAGGCGAGCTGTCGGACGACAGCAGCACGTTCTCCCGTGAGAAAGGCGTTTACGCCAACAAAGAAGTCGCTCCTAACATGGTCTTGACCTCGTTCATTTCCAAGGCCGACAATACTAATATCCAAATGCCGGTTGGCATCTTGGACGCGACGCTGCAGATTTGCCAGTTTGTTTACCAACAGACGCTGAATGGTCAGATCGACATTCTGGCAACGGTCCTGTTGGAAAACCTGCTGACGCAATTCACCGGCACGGCCAGTGACTTCGACTGCGGTAACATGATCTCCGACGGCATTCACACTCTGCCGCAGTGGGTATCGTGGAAATGCCTGTCGGACGCTACCCAGCCGGAAAACTTCAACAAGGTCTGGTTCGTCGACACCGCGTTCAACCAACAGTACGACGACGGCCAGATCGTTGTGGTGCCGCCTATCGACGTGCTGGACAATTTCTTCAAGCCCGGCAGCGACGTGGAAACCATGATCCGTGCTTTGACCTCGACCATGCAAATGGAACGGGTGCAAGCGGCTAAGGTAGGCCATCCGGAAACGATCATCCGCACCCTGACGTTCAACTACGTCGACCCAATCAACTCGGCACACACCGTGTCGACCGACTGGGTGGTGTTGATCCATGGTCGTGCAATGGACAACGTCGACTCGCAGAAGGACGCATTGCAAGCGGCGATTCTGGCCAACTCGACGCACACTCGCGACGACTGGGTGAAGATCTTCCCGGACATCTTCAAACGTACAGAGTTCATCCTCTACCCGCTGTGGGATCAGTACGCCATCCCTAACCGGGTTCTGGACACGGGTATTTACTCGAACCAAGTGCGTGTGGCAACAGCTGTTGCTCTGATGAAAGATTTTGCAACACAGTATCCGGGTGCTCATATTGATTCGTATACGTCGATGATGTCGCATCCTTACCGTTCGCTGGCAGTGCTTTCGATTGGTTCGAACGACAACCGGAACGCACAATACATGCTGTCGGACATCTTCCCTGACCTGATCGCGGTAACGTCGACCTCCAGCGACTTCAACCGCATGTCGCAGAAGACGCAGGACTGGGCTAGTATCCTGGCCAACATGCTGGTGACTGCTGAGAAGATGACCGAGTTCACGGTCGTACCTATCGGCATGATGAAAGTCAAACGTGACGGCAAGCTGTACCTGACCGCCACCTACGACAACATCAACTACCTGATGGTGGCAAAGTCGAATCTGGCTGAGGTAGTATAATGGCGGCGTTACTTGTCCCCAACCAAGGTGCGACAGGGGTTATCAAGCTCAAAGCTCCATTTGCGAGCTTGTGTACCGATGGCGTACCCTACACCGTCACGAGCATCAGTACGCTCGGCGCTATCACGGCGGCCGGTCAAGATCCGTACGGTTTGTTTTACGAACCTTATCAGATCACCACCGACGACTACCTGAAGGACGTAGCGGCTGGTGCATGCATCCTGTCGTTCCAATCACCGACCGGCGAAACGGTCAATGCACCCAACAGCTATTTGCTCTCGTTACCTGTCGCTACTGGCATCCCATACGTCACCATGATGGTGGGTGTCAATCTCGGCACGGTACCTGTAGATCTGAATCTGGCGTATTTCATTTCGCAAATGCAATCGCTGGCCAATGATCTGCTGGGCGTAGCTAACGCCGACGTGCGAGCTGTCAAAGGTTCGACCGTGACGTACTTGTCCGTTGAGGATTCCAACGCTATCGAAGCTGCTCGTGCAAACGTCATGTCTGCAGTGGTGACTGACCGGGCTAAGTTGGTTGCGTCGGAAGCCGCACGGGTGAAGTTGCAGCAGTATAATCAAGATCTGGAAGCGTATATCCTGGCTAACATCCCGCCGGGTACGACACCTCCACCTACCCCGTAATGGCATAAGCTCCCCTACCCTTGCGGGTAGGGGAGTATGTCCGTTATTCGTCCGAATGCGTTTCGCCGTACGGCTGACCGGTGATTGGCAGATCGAATTGCGACCACAGTTTCAAGATCGCTTTGTGTTCGGTGTAGACGACATCGTGGTCGATGAACACTTTGTGCTTGGCACGTTCGTCACGGAACGTCATCGTACGGCGGTCGAATTCCGGCATGTGCATGCGCATCGGAATCAGTTCCAGACCTTCGACTTCGCCGAACTTAGCCTTCCAGGTTTCGACGGAATGCATGTCTTTGAACAGGACCGTGGTAGGGATGCCGGTCTTGGCAAAGTTGATGGCAGCTTCCATCATGCGATGCGTACGGCCCGTCTGGCGTTTGAATTCCAGCGGGTCACGTTTCATCTCTTCGATGTAGTTGGCAATGCTGTTTGGTTCACCACTCATTACGACTCCTTAGTTTACGATTTCAACGTTACGATTAAACGGACGACCGGCAGGAATAACGATATTACGGTCATCAATGACACAGATGTCAGCGTTGACGAAAGCACTATAGCTGGCAACGTAGTGGGAGATCATGAACAACTGTGGATAATTGTCGTTCTCCATCATCCACGTAATCTCACGTACAGCAGCCAAGCGGTGCTCTTCATCAAAGGCGCGGCCGAATTCGTCCAGCAGCAATGGCGTGTCTTCCAGACCCAACTGTCGCATCGCGACAATCTTAAAGGCTAGGTCGACGACTTCCTTAATGCCGTCACTACCAAACTTTACTTCAGGTACAATATTGCTTTCACGCTCCACTACCATCTTGAACTTGTAGTCCAGTTCAGCGGTTTGTTCTTCATCTGTCGACTTGTAACCCGTCGGGATAACCCGCAACGGGTAAGTCCAGATACGATCGATAAAGGCGTTCATCTGACCGACGAAGTTATTGATGAAACCAAGCAACCCTTCAGCGATCAAACCGTGGGTAGGCGAGATCGTGCGCACCAACGCTTTAGCGGCGACTTCTTGAACTTCATAAGTCTCCACCATCTTGCGCAGGTTCTCTACAATCGCACGCTGCATCTTCGCTGAACGCAAGGACTCTTGTTTCAACGCCAAAGCATTTTCAATCTGTACGATGCAGTTGTGGATACTCTCACGGCGTATCGCGGCAACCAGTTCGTCTTGGTTGTCTTCAGCACAGCGATAGAGTTGCTTGACTTCTTCAGCCAACACCAGATTCTGGTTGAGCTGACGGCGATAGTCAGAGTACTCATTAATCGAACGATTAACGTTGGCCGTTTCATTGGCCAGTTTCCCCAAACGAGCTTCCATCTCGGCTAGTTGCGTACGTACCTCGTCAAGGTTAGCGTCGCCAACTTCCTCCGCCTCGGCGCGAAGCTTCATCAGCTCGGCTTTCTTGAGTTCGAGTTCTTCGACATCTACCGCCACTGCTAAATCTTCCTTCAACTGACGAATAAACTTGACAGCTTCCAACGGGGAATCCATCAGGCTTTGTTTCTCCAGCAAGAAATCCCAGAACGGTTTCAACACCACCACATTTTTCATGTAGCCAGTGATGTCGCGGTAGTGGTCGAAGTACTTCTCGATCTCGGCTAACTCGGTATCGAGGACTGCCATCTGTGCCGCTAGTTTAGCGTTGGCGTCTTCCAGATGGTAGAGTGCCGTCTTTAACTTGGCGAACTCTTCTTCATTAACGCCGGTAGTCCACTGGTGATTGCACTTAGGGCAGGATTGTTTATTTTCACCACGATGCAGCTCGGCATGTTCTTTAAGTGCACACTGACGCTGGTATTGCTGGTGGCCGGCTTTGATTTGGTCGGTGAGTACATTCTTTTCCGCCAGTAAGGTTTGATAACGATTGCGACCCAGACGACGATCAGCGTTCTCTGGCAGGGTACGTACTTTCTCAGTCAACGCTTGGTCGATGGAAAGATAAGCGTCGAAAGCCACCCGGGCCTGCGGAAACACCAAACCGAGCATGTTGTGCTTGAGTTTAGTGTGGATCTCTTCAGTTAGTTGCCCGATCTGCTCACGTAGGCTCAGAACGCCCTCAGCGCCCGTTTTAACCAAGATCTCGTACTTGTGTGCCAGTTTGTTGAACTCGCCTCCCAGGGTAGCCATAATGGCTTCACGGCTGGTGGCGATATGCTTCAACTTATCGATCTCGTTATCGATCTCTTGGATCGACGTGAACCGTGCACGAATCAGCTGACCCCAATCATCCCGTTCCATCTTACCGTCACGGTATTCGAATGGCGCTACTAAGTTAGTGCGGATGATCCGCATAGCCGTCGCTTCCAGCTGCTTGAGCGTATTCGTGCGGTTAGCCATGTGGGTTTCTGACGAGATCCCCAAAGGTTCACGTTCGGCTTGCATCACCGTCAATTCGCTGAGAAGCTCCTGTACTTCACGCTCGAGCTTTTCTTCTTCAGCCAGCGACAACAGCTTCGCGGTTTCCACAACCAAGTTCTTCTTGTTCATGGTAGCCGCACCACCTAACTGGTTAGCGCGCTTCTTGAGCTGGTCGTAAGCGTTCATGGCGAACGTGTAATCTTCATCACACATCACCGTAAACCATTCACGGCGGTCGGCTGCCGACATCGACGTGAACTTAATGAAGCCACGGATCAGGTCATGGGTGTCTGGCGTCACACTGAAATGCTCTTTGCAAAGCTGTAACTGCACCGTAGCGGTACCGCCTGGATTATGTTCCGTTCCGTCGATAGTAAAGCTGTGGTGTCCTTTACCGCCGTTGATGAAGCTAGAGCACACGTACTCTTTATTACCCTTTTCGATTCGAACGATCTTGCTACCACCGGACTCAAATTCCGATGGATTTGCAGGCAATGGGGAGAGTTGTTCTAACAGCGAACTCTTACCGCAACCATTGGTGCCTAGAATTAGTTGGACTGCTGACTCTGGAGTAAGCGTAATACTCCGAATGTTGTTGAGCAACATCCGTTTGAACAGGTTCAGCTGGCATGAAAGTATGCGATACATGTCTTCTTTCTATTATGGGTCGAACGGGTACAAAGCATAACCACGTTGAATTTTTTAATCATCACAGAAAATAGAAGGGTAGGCAGTATGTCCTTTTCTGAACTGAAAGTTTATTCCATCGGT